ACGATATTTACGTAGTCTGATAAGTCAACTCGTCCGTAAACTAGGGCGGTATCGCCTGAACCGTTTACGTTGAATTGAAGTCTGTCTCTTAGAATAACATCTCTGGAACCTTTTGCCATACATAATATCCATTTCTTTGCTATTTGTAGAAGTGTGAAGATACAAATAGGTAGGACGAAAATGCCAGTTATGCCAGAAATACAATTCTATGAAGCATTTAACCTAGTAAACCGTAAATTGACATCCGCCGAGATTGCCAGAAAAATAGGACTTCGACGACAAACTGTCGCAGGTTGGAAGAAATTAATCAACCAACCTCACAAAGCAAAACGAGATTTGTTTATGTCATGGTATCGACGTGAAGTTTGTCTCAAAGATACTCGTTCTGGATTAATCAAACTCATCGAAAAATACGACGACAAATTGCCTTCTACAGCATACGGCGTTGAATGGTTCGACAAAGAGCCAGAAGGCTACGTAAACATCAATCTCGCATGGTTTTTCAGCAACGATTACTTCTGGTGGACAAATCGAAGGGGACAGTCTGGAGACTGTGAACAATGGACTCATGAAGGTCAAGATTTCCACGACTTCAACAGACTGGTTGAAGAGGATCGAATCAACGAAATTGTTGGTCTATCTTTACTCTAAATCTCAAATGTCTTGCTTTGGATTGTAGGTTCTGAATGGTGCTGTAATCAATCTAGCAGGTTCTGAGAACTGGTGCAATTGGTCTTGCATTTGAGAAGGCTTCTTTACGAGTCTTCTAACACCGCTCTGGTTCCATTGTTTGCCTGTTGAGGTCTTGATGCCCCAGTGATTCAAATCCCTAGCGATAGCAGAGAAGGATTGACCTAGATTGTTGTTCCATGCTTGATGAACATACTTGATGACTTGTTGCTGATGCCAGCATGGTTGCATCTGTTTCTTCTGGGAATCCCAGAACCAACCGAATACAGCATGAGAGGACTTCTTGAGAGACTCTTGAAGTCGTTGCATACCAGATGCAGTTCTTTCAGCACGTTGCTCATTTTCCATCTCTGAAACCATGAGTAATGTGTGCCATATCATTCGACCTTGAGATGTGCTTGTTGATACGAAAGCATCAGAAGTTTTGATTTGAATCTTAGGATGATTCTTCTGCATGAAATCAAGCCATGTTGCACCATTAGCAACTCGACGGAAGAAACGATTGACATATGTTCCATAGACATGAGTTATCTTGCCTGATTTGATGTCGGCAACCATTCTCTTTCCAGCAGGTCTTTGGTGGAAGTTAGGATAGGTCTTTGCGCTGACTCCAGCGTCGATGTATACTGAACATTCGTCCACATCATATCCCTCTGCTTGGAGGAAGGGTCTCAATTTCATCATTTGACTAGCAACAGTTTGGTCTCCTGTTGATACTCTCAGATATACGGCTACGTTAGGATGCATTAGTGTTTTTTGTGACATCCCAGAGTCGTGATTGTGACCACTAAGATATACTTTCACACTGTCATTGAATTGGGCTGGGTTGTGCAGGTCTTCGGGGCTCAGTAATGCGTCGGACATGAACCATCGCTACCCATCTACACTTATAACGCGTTTGGTAACGATTCTACAGCATCATTACGTTTCCATTATCGTGATATTTATTCGGCGGCCATTGGTCACGAATCGATCCTGAAACCAGTCCCTGAACTAGATTGAATCGCAACCAGTCTGGCACTTCTCCAGTAGCAGTTCCGAATGCTTGGTCATATCCAGCCATTTGACGACTCTTAGCGACCTCAGAACGAATCGCAGGCGTATCAACCATCAATTCCTCGTCTTTCGTGCTAATGGGTAAGAAGAAACCACCAGTGCCAACGCCTGAAAGCATATACTCTGGACGGATGCCACCATATCGCCACATCGGAAACACGTTGCCTCTCAGGTTCGCTTTGCTCGTCATATGTCCATTAGACATCAATTCCATACAATGAGCCTCATGCTTTTCCCTAAGAATGCCTAGACCAGCCTCTAACGAATCCGCCTTTTTGTTATCCAAAGCCAAGTAAAACGACAAGGCAATATCCGTAATCAGTTGGTCATTTTCTCCATGTAGGTAGAGGGTGACATAAATCTCGTTGGAATACCAAGCATACGACGGTTCAGCGGCTATCTGAGCACTAGGGAATTGATGAAATTCCGTGAAGTCATTTTCTCTAATTGTAGCCAATGCCTTGAACAACATTGTATCACTTCCAGCCGAGGGCATACGTGTCTGATAATTAGGTGCAGAACCCTTGACTTGCATATTGGTTGGAAGTATCGGATAGGGCGATACGCCTAACTCCATGAGTAGAACTTGACTAGGCTCAGCAGGCGAGTAAAACGGAATGCTATCTTGAAACAAGTCAACCTGCATCATATTGTGCCTAAACCCTGACTTGAGGTTAATCTTCTTGGTAACAGCCGCAAAGCCATCTACTAGGTGTATGGCATCAATCTCTATGGTTTCTCGAATGAATGACTTAGGCATTACTTCTTGCCCCCTGCTTTCTTGTGTGCGGCTTTTACAGCGGCCTTGAATCCACCTTTCTTCCACTTACCATTCTTGAGTTTATACTTAGGTGCAATCTCCTTGAACGCCTTTTTGTAGGCTCGTTGATACTTAGTAGCCCTACGTTTCTTACTAGGGGCTACTGACTCAACGATTTGCTCTGCCTGAACCTCACCTACAGCAACATCCTGAACGTTACCACCAGTAGGCACAATAGTTTCCCCTGCTCGAATGTAAATCTGCATTGTAGGATCGGATGATAATCTGTAAGCCTCATGTGCAGGTATGGCAATCATAGGCATAGGAATCACAATGACTTCATCGGCTAGACGATTTAATGGGTCTAGCATAATCAATCCTTTCGCTAATGTCTTTGCTGTATCATAGACCTTATCTGCCGCATGAGCGATACCAGGGACTTTGCTATTGTAAGGCAAATCAAAATCTGGAAGAGAGTCAATCCTATCCAACGCCTCACGCTTTGTTCTTTTAGCCACCTAGACCACCTCAGAGGTCTTGGGCTTGTGTGAGCATCTGGGTCAAGTCTCGTTGCGTGATAGACTTAGGTTCAGCGATAATCATGACATCTATTTCTAGAGTCTTGTTGGCGTGTCGTTCCATCTTAGAAGCACATACACCAATCAATAGGTCAGTAACAACGTCATAACCATCTGGGTGTAGGTCTGGAGTCCCGAACTCATTGTATCGGTTCTCTTGGTATGATGCTGTATCTGTAGCAGGTGCAATAGTAACCGAGTCAAAAGTAGACTGGAATTCTAGGAGAGAGATAACGTTAGGCGATCCAATTCCTACATCATTGGCGTTCTCGTATGCGGTTGTTGTAGTGAATAACTTGAGATATGCTTCTTGGTCATTGACACCAGCACCGAGGACTAGTAGTGCCTCGTTGAATACACCAGTAGTAGTCGATGGGTCACGAACCTGATAACGGATTTCTTTGACCGCTAGACCGTCTTTCTTGACGATATTTACGTAGTCTGATAAGTCAACTCGTCCGTAAACTAGGGCGGTATCGCCTGAACCGTTTACGTTGAATTGAAGTCTGTCTCTTAGAATAACATCTCTGGAACCTTTT